ATGTCATACCATTACAGCCCCTCAAGAAATGCTTTTTATCCGTCTAGCATGAAATCTGAATACATGCGTGCCGGCACCTGGCCAGATGATGCGGTAGTTGCTACAGAAGAAGAGTGGCGCGAATACGGTGCAAAGCGCCCGCCTTCTGGAATGCAGCGCGGTCCCGATGATCATGGCCGTCCTGGATGGGTGGCCATACCTGACATACCTCTCGACCAGCTCGCCAAGCAAAAGCTCTCCGAAATCAAGGCCGAAGCCAACAAGGCGCTGGCTGACATTCGCCGCGACTACCCTCAGTTCGAGATCGATACCTGGGGTGATCAAGAGCGCGAGGCACACGCTTGGGCGGCCGACAACAGCGTGGAAACACCGACGCTCTCCGGCATCGCCGCCGAGCGTGGTGTCACCGTCGCCGAGCTGGCGACCAAGGTAATCACCAAGGCCAACATCTATCGGCCCATGGCCACCGCGGTGATCGGCAAGCGTCATCGCCTCGAGAACGTTATCAAGGCCGCCCAAGAGGCCGAGGATCGGGAGGGGATCGAAGCGGTGGTGTGGTAACCGCCCAGTCAGAACGCAAAAAGCCGGCACGCCATGTGCCGGCTTTTGAAAAAACCATCACATCAAAAGTCTTCGACAGGAGCGCTTTGAACCTGCTGTTTTGCCCTCTGAAGTGACTTGCCCGGCAAGTTGAAGGAAACCTCGATAGTCGGACCCCAAACGTCATTATAGTAAACAATGACCTCAGCCGCCCGAACATCCTCCGGGATACTAAACAGCATATCCTGGTAATCAGAGAAACTTGACCACTGCTTGGCAAAATCCGCTTCGAAATACACAATGTCCAGATAGCCATTCGTAAGCTGAGTGTTCTCAAATCTGGTTATCGTCTCTGTAACCTGCTGAGAACCATCAAACTCACCAGAATTCAGTTTCTTGATGAAGTCAAACCTATCCCGATCACCTTCCATATAAACCAGTGCAAAATCGCGAGACAGGGCGCCCACTACAGATGCATAGACATCAGGACTGAAATCGGCAATTAACGAAACATTCCCAAGCGTCTGGTCATCATTGAAATACAAGACGCTGAAAAAATTCAGCGAAAGGAATTCAACGTTCTCCTTGCAAAGAGCTAGAGCCCCCATATCAGCGGAGCAATCATAATAGCCTTGGCTGCGAGGGAAGCTATCAATACTGTCACCATAATCCCAGCCCTTAAACAGCCTGGCGTCAGAGGCCACCACTTGGCTGGAGAATAAAGCCACCATTAAAAAACACAGCAACCGCACCAAGATTTTCATTTTCATATCATCATTCCCTGCGCTCTTTTATCAAAGTGTATCGCCAAAGCATTACAAGCATTTTCTTATCAATCCAAGCCTACCCCAAGCGATGGCATTTTCCTAACCATTCACCGGAGGCGAGCGTGACCGACCCGGTGATGCCCTTCCTTGGCGAGCCCTACGTCGACCGCATGCTGAAGCCTGGGCCATCTATCAGCAATCGTGGGCGCGCAAGAGCGCTGTCGCGGCGGCCCTGGAGGCCAAGGGTCGGCAGGGGATCGAAGCCGTCGTCTAATTGATGCCCTATACAGAGAAACCTCTAGGCCCGCCACTGCGCGGGCTTTTCGCGTTCGCCTCGCACCTTAAGCCTGACTATAGACGAAAAGTCAGTTGTACAGCCCTACCACATCCAAACATCAAGGAGTGATCAAAACTATGAAACTAAACAAATTGAATAGGACGCTTGAGCTGATAAACTTATTGCTTGATCTGATTTACCGCGTGCTCCAGCTCTCAGACCAGTATTCTCTCCCCTGCTTTTGATACATCCACACTCCCCCTCCCGATCCTCCCCAAGGTCTACAGCTGTAGACACACCAAGCTAACTCCAATGCGAGAGAACCTCGACGACCTCAATGCCGAGAAGCTAGAAGCTAGAAGCTAATATCAATGTTCGTGAAGTCAACTTTCCGACGTCAAAGCGATCTATGAGCAGTCATGGCAGCGCAAGGATGCGATCGCAGCGGCGCAGGAGGCGGGCGACCGGGAAAGGATCGAAGCGGTGGTGTGGTGATCACCGCCGCTCGCTCCAGGAAGAACAGTGCCCGCCGCCTGGCGGGCTTTTTATTATATAGCCCTTTGGACATCACACCTGAAATATGAAACTCTTTTCAAAGCCAGCGAAGAACATTTAATAGCTCAAGGATTGTTCATGGAAGCAAGCACATTAATCTCCGGCCTAATCGGCGCCTTAATCTCAGCTGCTTTAAGTTACATCGTAAGAATAAGATTAGAAAATCGATCAAAAGACATAGAGCAAAAGAAGCAAGCTTACGTATACTTGGTTAGAATAAGCGAAATAATTGCAACCCATGTGGTTGCAAAATCATTCATAAAAAGCATGATCGACGATGAAGCAAAGAGAAGGCTTTCCACAGCTGAGGAGGACTTTGAAGCTTCACATGCAATTTGCGCATTACTCGCGCATCACTTAAAAGATGTTAGTGATGAAAAAATATCTGAAATCGGCTTAAAGAACGCACCGCGATACTTCACCCCCTTAATTGATTCAACAAAAGAATCAAGACTAACGACAGAACAACTCTCCAAATTACCGAAAAACACCGTATACACCTGCCATCAATTTCAAAAGTCACTCGACCAGATTCTTCAACTCGCAGCCATGTGGACCAGTTACATTGAGGATGGAGATCGTTTATGGGTTACGCCAGAAGGCTTATATGATCACTGGACAACTCTTCAACGCTTCATCAAACAGGCACAAGATACCCGAATAAGCCTGGTCCAATATGGCGCTGCCACTCCGGGAGAAGCTGACAAACTACTTGAAAAACAAGTAAAAGAAATTGATGAAGCCGTTTCTGCAAGATTCGAGAATTCTTCTCCATTAGCAGCAGCCGCAAAATCACTACAAGAGGAAATGTCCAAGACCGAAGACTGAGATGTAACTACATCTACGTTCTAAAAGCCGCCCGCCACCCGGCGGGCTTTTCGTTACCCGCCCATTTTGTGACGCCACCCCGCCACAACGCCCACTGCTAGAGCCCCACGCCTGCGCGCGCAAGCATGGCGACACGTCATGCATCGACAGATCACCCTGCGCAGGAGCTCCCCATGGCCCAGGACTATCACCACGGCGTTCGCGTCGTTGAAAAGAACGACGGCACGCGGCCGATCCGCACCGTCAGCACCGCCGTTATCGGCTTGATCGGCACCGCGCCGGCGGCCGCTGCTGGCGTGGCTGCCTCGCTCGCCATCGAGTTCGCCGCTGCCAATAGCGGCGTCACCTACACCGCCGCCAGTGCAGGCACCGACGGCAACGCCGTGCGCGTGCGCTACGTCGATCCCGGTACCAACTCCGCCACCCTGGCGGTCACGGTCAGCGGCAAAGACATCAGCGTCTCGCTGGCCACCGACGCCCAGGGCGAGATCACCTCAACCGCCGCCGAGGTGGCCACCGCCGTCAATGGCGAGGCCGATGCCAGCGCCCTGCTCACCGCCGCTGAAGCTGGCAGCGGTGCGGGCGTGGTCGGTGTGTCCGGGTACCAGAACCTGACCGGCGGTACCGACGAGCCCTTCCCACTCGATACCCCGGTGCTTGCCACCGATCTCTATGCCGCGATGGCCAACGCCGGCGAAGAAGGCACCCTTGCCCGCTCACTGGATGCCATCGCCGATCAGACCAAGGCCATGGTCGTGATCGTTCGCGTGGCCGAAGGCGCCGACGACGACGCTACCAAGGCCAACGTCATCGGCGGGGTCGATGGCAGCGGCAAGAAGACCGGCCTCCAGGCCCTGCTGGCCGCCGAGCAGCGCTTCGGCGTCAAGCCGCGCATTCTCGGCGTGCCTGAGCTCGATGATGCCGACGTCACTGCCGAGCTGATCGGCGTAGCGCAGAAGCTGCGCGCCTTCGTCTACGCCTCCGCCGGCGACAGCGCGACCAAGGAAGAAGCGGCGATGTACCGCGAGAACTTCGGGGCGCGGGAAGTGATGGTGATCTGGCCCGATTTCACCGGCTTCGACACCGCCACCCAGTCCACCCGCACCCACTCCGCCGTTGCTCGAGCACTCGGCCTGCGCGCCAAGCTCGACAACGACATCGGCTGGCACAAGACGCTCTCGAACATGCCGGTAAACGGCGTCACCGGCATTTCGCAGGACGTGTTCTGGGATCTCCAGGACCCGGCCACCGATGCGGGCTACCTGAACAGCCACGAGGTGACGACGCTCATCAACCGCGGCGGCTATCGCTTTTGGGGCTCGCGCACCTGCTCGATCGACCCGCTGTTCGCCTTCGAGAACTACACCCGCACCGCCCAGGTGATCGCCGACACCATGGCCGAAGCCCACCTGAGGGCCGTCGACAAGCCCATGCACCCAAGCCTGGTGAAGGACATCGTCGAGGGCATCAACGCCAAGTTCCGCGAGCTGACCCGCCAGGGCTACCTGCTCGGCGGCGTGGCCTGGTTCGATGCCGAGCTCAACACCCCCGAGGTGCTCAAGGCCGGCAAGTTGTACATCGACTACGACTACACCCCGGTGCCGCCGCTCGAGAACCTGATGTTCCAGCAGCGCATCACCGATCGCTACTTGGTGGATTTCGCCGACCGCGTCGCCGCCGCCTGAGCCGGAACCTGACTAGGAGAACCCTATGGCACTTCCCAAGATCCTCAAGGATTTCAACCTGTTCGGCGACGGCAACAACTGGCAGGGCCAGGTGCCCAGCGTCACGCCGCCCGAACTGGCCCGCCGCATGGTCGAGTACGAGGGCGGCGGAATGGACGGCCCCATCGAAGTCGACATGGGCAACCAGCTGATGGAGATGAGCTGGACCGCCGGCGGCCTGATCGTCGACGGCCTGTTCGACTCGTACGGCAGCCCGATCCACGACGCCGCGCAGCTGCGCTTCACCGGCAGTTATGAATCCGACGAGACCGGCGACAGCGTCGCCGTCGAGATCGTGGTGCGTGGCCGCCACAAGACCATCGGCATGGGCGAGGCCACCAAGGGCGACAACTCGACCATCGAGGTCACCACCACGCTGAGCTACTACAAGCTCACCGTCGACGGCGAAGAAATCATCGAGATGGACAAGCCCGGCAACGTCTTCCGGGTGCGCGGCGAAGACCGCCTCGCCCAGCGCCGCCAGAACCTGGGCATCTAACCCAGTCCCCATCAACCAGCACCCGCGGGCCACACCCGGCCCGCTGAACATCACCGTATTCGCACCAGGAGCATCGAACCATGGACCCGAAGAACACCGAGCAAGCCCAGGACACCACCGTCGCCGAGCTGCCGAAGCAAGAAACCGAGACCGTCGAGCTCGATACGCCGATCACACGCGGTAAGGCCGTCGTCAACGAGATCATGGTGCGCAAGCCCAAGTCCGGCGCCCTGCGCGGCGTGTCGCTCACCGACGTGCTGCAGATGGACGTCACCGCCCTGAGCAAGGTGCTGCCGCGCATCACCGAGCCCGCGCTGACTGATGGCGAGATCCGCGACATGGACCCCGCCGACCTCGTGCAGCTAGGCGGCGTGGTGGCCGGTTTTTTGCTGCCGAAGAAGGCCCGCGAGGCGAGCGAGTAAGCCTGCCCGAGCACGTCGACGAAGCCATGGCGGATCTCGCCATGGTCTTTCATTGGGGGCCGGATGAGATGGCCCCCATGCCCCTGGCCGAACTGATGGAATGGCGCGAGCGCGCCCGGGTACGCCATCAGGCCAGCCAGCCCCCACCCCGCAAGTGAAGGAATGCCGATGGCCCGCGATCTGAAAATGCAGGTGATCCTGGACGCCGTGGATCGGGTCACTCGGCCCCTCAAGAAGATCTCCCAGGGCAGCGGCAAGACCGCCGAGGCCCTGCGCGCGAGCCGCGATCAGCTCAGGCACCTGGAGCGTGCACAGAAGGATCTGAGAGGCTTCCGCGAGCTCAAGCGACAGTCCGAAGGCAGCGCCCGCGCCCTTGAGGACCAACAGCGCGAAGTCCGCGACCTGACCCGCGAGATCGAACGCGCCGAAGGCCCCACTCGCCAGCTCAACCGCCAGCGTGATGCCGCGATCCGCAAGGCGCGTGCCCTAAAGGATCAATACCAGGGCGAGCAGCGGAAATTGCAGGAACTGCGCGGGACCATGACCCGCGTGGATGGCGTCACCGGCAAGTACGGCGAACAACAGCGCGAGCTGACCCGCCGCATCCGCGAGGCCAACGGCCAGCTGGAACGCCAACAGCAGCAACTGCGCGAGACCGCCCGCCGTCAGAAGGCCGCCACCGAGGCCGCCAACCGCTATCACCGCGCCACGGGAAGGGCCGGTCGCATGGCCGGTGCCGGCGCCGCCGGGATGGCCACCGGTGGCGCCGCCCTCTATGGCGGGGCGCGCATGCTGGCCCCGGGCGTCGACTATGGCGCCGCCATGTCCCGCGTGCAGGCGCTGACCCGGCTGGAGAAAGACGACCCACGCATGCAGGCGCTACGTGATCAAGCCCGCGAGCTCGGCTCATCAACTTCCTTCAGTGCGACACAGGCCGCCGACGCCCAGGGATTCTTGGCCATGGCCGGTTTTGACCCCGAGGCCATCCGCGCCGCCATGCCCGACATGCTCAACCTGGCCAAGGCCAACAACACCGATCTCGGCCGCACGGCAGATATCGGCTCTAACCTGCTCTCCGGCTTCGGCCTCGACCCCAGCGAAATGGGCCGGCTCTCGGACGTCATCACCGCCACCACCACCCGGGCAAACGTCGACCTCGAAATGCTCGGCGAGTCGATGAAGTACGTCGCACCCCATGCCAAGGCCATGGGACTGTCGCTCGAGGAGGCCGCCGCTATGGCCGGCATGCTCGGCAACGTCGGCATCCAGGGCAGTCAGGCCGGTACCACCCTGCGCGCCATGATGACCCGCCTGGCCGCACCCACCAGCAAGGCATCCGGGGCGCTCAAGGAACTCGGCGTCAACGCCAAGGATGCCGACGGCAACCTGCGCAACGTGCCCAAGATTCTCGCCGACGTGGCCCGCGCCACCGAAGAGATGGGCAACGCCGACCGCGCCGAATACCTGAAGAACATCTTCGGTGAAGAACCCGGTGCCGGCATGGCCGAGCTGATCGCCCAGCAAGGAAGCGCAGGCGTCGAGAAGTTCGTCGAGATCCTGGATAACGCCGCCGGCGAGAACGCCCGGGTGGCCAAGACCATGGCCGACAACATCAAGGGCGACCTGCAGGGGCTCAACAGCGCCTGGGAAGAAGTCGGCATCACCATCACCGACACCAATGACGGACCGCTGCGCGACCTGATCCAGAACGTCACCGACATCACCCGTGGCGTAGGAAATTGGATGAAGGCCAATCCCGATCTCACCGCCCAGCTCACCACCGCCGCCGCCGTGGTGGCCGGCCTCGTCACCGTGGGTGGCGGCCTGACCCTGATGCTCGCCTCGATCCTCGGCCCCATCGCGCTGGCCCGCTACGGCATGGCCATGTTCGGCATCAAGGGCGGCGGACTGATCCGCGTGCTCGGCAGCATCGCCAAAAACGCCATTCCGATGGTCATCGGCGCCCTGCGCATGCTGGGGGCTGCCGCGATGGCCAACCCGATCCTTGCGATCATCGCCGCCGTCGCCGCCGGCGCGCTGTTCATCTGGCAGAACTGGGACTGGCTCGGCCCCAAGTTCCAGGCACTGTGGGAGAACATGAAGGAATGGCCCGGCAAAGCCTGGGAGACCATCACCGGTGCGTTCAACGAGGGCATCGGGGGCGTCACGCGGCTTCTGGCCAACTGGTCGCCCATGGGCATTATCTGGCGCGGCATCACCGAAGGCCTGACCGCCATGGGCGTCGAGATCCCCGAGAAGTTCATGGGCCTGGGCAATGCCATCGTCGATGGCCTGATGGCCGGCATCGATGCCAAGTGGCAGGCCCTCAAGGATAAGGTCTCCAGCCTGACCGATGGTGTCAGCGGCTGGTTTAAAGACGCGCTCGGCATCAACTCGCCGTCGCGGGTGTTCGCCGGCTACGGCCGCAACACCCTGGAGGGCTACCAGCAAGGCCTGGAGCAACGCGAGCCCAACACCCTGCGCCAGGTCGGCCAGTTCTCCCAGCGGCTCAAGCGCGCCGGCGCCGGTATGGCCATCGGCGCGGCCAGCCTGCCTGCCGTGGCCGATGTACCGATCGACACCCGCGCGCCGCTCTCAAGCGCTGGCGGTGGTGACGTGCACATCACCACCGGCGATATCCACGTCCACGCCTCGCCAGGCATGGACGAACAGGCCCTGGCCCGCTATGTCGCCGCCGAGGTGCAGCGCGCGCTGGCCGAGGCCAGCCGCGATGCCGGCGCCCGCCGCCGCAGCGCGCTTTACGACACCGACTAGGAACCACTCCCATGATGATGACCCTCGGCATGTTCGTCTTCGGCCTCTCAACCGCCGCCTACCAGGAGCTGCAACGCCAGACTCAATGGCGGCACCAATCGCAGGGCCGGGTGGGCCGTCGGCCTGCCCGCCAGTTCCTCGGCGCCGGCGACGACACCATCACCCTCACCGGCACCCTGCTGCCCCAGTTCACCGGTGGCCAGCAGCACCTGGATCAGCTTCGCGAGATGGCCAACCAAGGCGCCGCCTGGCCGCTGATCGAGGGCAGCGGCTTGTACTACGGCCTGTTCGTGATCGAGCGCCTCAACGAGCGAAAATCCTCGTTCATGCGTGACGGCGCCGCCCAGCAGATCGAGTTCGATCTCACCCTCCAGCGCCTCGATGAAGACAGCCCCGACCAGCTCGCCAGCGGCCTCGCCCTGCGCGCCCTGTCCACCAGCCTGGGTGGCCTGGCATGAGCGTACTGACCCAGCAGCAAGGCCGGCCGGCGCGCACGCCGGATTACCGCCTAAGCCTGGCCGGCCAGATCATCAGCCCCCAGCTGGGCGCCCGCCTGCAGCGCCTGCGCCTGACCGATAGGCGTGGCCTCGAGGCCGACCAGCTCGACATTACCCTCTCAGACCACGACGGCCGCCTCGCCCTGCCCCCGCGCGGCGCCGAGATCCAGCTGGAAATCGGCTGGAAGGGCCAGGCGCTGGTCGATCGCGGCACCTACATCGTCGACGAGGTCGAGCACTCCGGTACCCCGGACGTGATCACCATTCGCGCCAGATCGGCAGATATGCGCAAAGGCCTGCCCGGCAAGCGCTCGCAGAGCTGGGATGACATCGTGCTGCGCGACATTATCGCCACCATCGCCGCCCGCCATGACCTCGAGCCAAAGGTTGGCACGGCGCTGGCCGGTATTCGCCTCGAGCATATTGACCAGACCGACGAATCAGATCTGCACTTCCTGACCCGCCTGGGCGAGCGTTATGACGCCGTGGCCACCATCAAGGCTGGCAACCTGCTGTTCATCCCCGCCGGCCAGGCCACCACCGCCAGCGGCCTCGAAATCCCGCCCATCCCCCTGCGCCGCCAGGTCGGCGACCGCCACCGCTACAGCGTCACCGACCGCGACGCCTACAGCGGCGTGATCGCCCAATGGAACGATACCGCCGGCGCCGAACGCCGAGAGGTCATCGTCGGTGATGCCGACAACGCCAAGGCCCTGCGGCCCACCTACGCAAGTGAAGACGATGCCCTGGCCGCCGCCAACAGCGAATGGCAGCGCCTGAAGCGCGGCGGCGCAGAGTTCAGCCTCGACCTCGCCGAAGGCCGCCCCGAGCTCTACCCCGAAACCCCGGTGATGCTCAGCGGCTGGAAGCGCGAGATCGACGCCACGCCCTGGTTGATCACTGAGGTAACCCACGACATCAGCGACGCCGCCTATACCGGCGGGCTGGCGATGGAGGTGCGGAATAGTAGCGAGGCGGCCTACTGACCCTGATACACTCCGGCCATTTGTCGGAGTAACCCATTGAAGTTAAGAACTTTCGTTACCGCCGCAATAGGCCTAGTCAGCATCATCACGATGACCACCTATGCCGCCGCCCCCTCGTCATTCTCCTCTGCTAAACGTCTCGCCGAATCAGAGGTCTACTACGATCAGGACGAGACCTTCTATTGCGGATGTGACTTCGATTTCGAGGGCGGGCCGGATCTGGCCAGTTGTGGGTATGACGTGCGCAAGCAGCCCCTCAGGGCCAGCCGCATCGAGTGGGAGCATGTCGTGCCGGCCTACGATATCGGCCGGCAGCGCCAATGCTGGCAGGAAGGTGGCCGCCGACACTGTCGCTCGAGTGATCCGATATTCCGTCAGGCCGAGGCAGATCTGATTAATCTGGTGCCGTCTGTAGGCGAAGTGAACGGCGATCGCTCCAACCTACGCTACGGCATGGCCACCAGTTCCAGCGCCTACCAATACGGCCAATGCACAGCGAAGGTCGATTTCGAGGAGGATGTATTCCAGCCGCCCACCAACCAGCGCGGCGACGTCGCCCGCACCTACTGGTATATGCGTGATGAGTACGGGGTGAGAATCAGCCGGCAACAACAGCAGCTATTTACAGCTTGGGCCAAGCAAGACCCGGTCGACGCATGGGAGAAGGAACGCAACCAGCGAATCACAGCGATCCAGGGTAGTGGTAACCCCTACGTCAGCGAGAACCGCGATCCTAGCCGGCAGGTGATGCCGGACCGCCAGCCGACTCCTAGCTCACTGATCAGCCGGGATAGTACGGCGTTCAGCTGCTCGACCCGTAAGACCTGCGGTGCGATGGCTTCATGCGAGGAAGCCCGTTTTCACCTGGAACAGTGCGGCAACGGGCGGCTGGATAGAGACAAGGATGGGGTGCCTTGCGAAGCAATGTGTCGCTAAGCAAACCATGGGCTAGTTGAGGGTGCAGATTACTGCACCCTTTTTCCTCTCCAGGTTGCTATTTGGAAAAGCAGTGCGCAGTCGCCTTCGTCATTCCACACTGCTTTGTTGAGCCCCCAGTACCGGACATGCGTGGTGCTACCGCTATCGTTACCTCTGGTGGTATTTTTGCCCGGTCCGGTATAAAGCCAAACGAAATCACCCTGTTTAACCGCACCGGGCTTAAACCAATGAGTGTGTCGAACACGATTGGAGATGGTCGTGTCACCGGTATATGTGGTGTCAGCGACCATGTAATGCTTAAGGTCACAATCATCGATGACTTTAAGGCGAACGCTTTCTTGGGTGTGATCGCCCCGTCCCTTCACACTCAGAATCTCTAACTTCATTGCTCCCTCGCATTGCTGGTCAAACAAAAAGAAATTACCCATCATCCCACCAGGGCAGAACGCGCCCGATGCACCACCACGCCGCGACAATGATCGGTGCGAGCTGTCATGCCCTGGCCGCCACTCGCTGGTAACAACCGCACGGCACCACCGATACGATGCCCCTGGAAAAGCTGGTACGCCTCGTCGATCACCACCACCACTAGGTCACCGTGCTGAACCGGCCGCGCTTCGTCGACCACCAGCACATCGCCTTCGATGATCTCGCCGTCAACGCCGGCTTCTTCGCTGACCTCAACGAGGTAGCAGCTCGGTGGCAGGCGCCAAGCGTCCAGGTTCTCGAGCGCGGGGTGGTCAAGGCCCAGCAACGCCGGGCCGAGGTAGTTAACGCGCATAATGAATCTGCTTATCAGGAATCCCAGTCAGAAAGCGCTTCGGCCACCGTCCACATCTCCATGGCATCGCCACTTTCTGCATAAGCACGCACATGGACCTTGCCTGTCCAAGTGCGGTCAAGGACGCTAACCGGAATGCCTGCACGTGGAACGACGCAGCCATTGCCCAAGAGGTAATTCATGCCACGTTGATCGTCATTGCTGGCAGCGGTGATTAACTGATCAAGAAGAGATTCTGATACGCAGGCGGCGTGCCCCTTGCCAGTGAAAGTTATTTCATTGGAATTACTGGTACTGGACTCATCCGATAAGCCGGTATCGCCTTCCTGCAGACTAAGCAGCTCGACACCGTCGAGTGATAGGTCCTGATTACCTTCATTTCTTAGCGGCGCGGTAAAGTAGTTTCCATTATCACTCCAGAACCTAAGATTCCCATCTTCATCAATAGTGAGATACTCATCAGGATGTTCATTTTCCTTTTTCAGCCTGACGGCATCGTCTTCATCTTCATAGGCGAGATACTCGGTAGTTCCGACACTACCATCATCGAAGAAGCCATCGATGAAAACTTTTCCGTTATCAACGTAAGCAACAGATAGATGAGGATAGCCGCGTTCGATAATCCAGGAGCCGATGATATTCTCATAATCGCTGGACACGTCTTGATTAAGTGCCTCCTGATACTCAGAAGCGCTGAAACCAAGAATATCTACCGAAAGTTCTGGGTTATAGTGCGTGGTGCCCCAATAGGCTGTCTCGGGGTCCTGTGAATCTAGTCGATAGCCAATAAAAGTGCGTTCAACCTCCTGTTCGCCCAATTCCTTGATAGCCTTGCCAACTTCCTCAAGCCGGTCTTCGTTTAGTCGTTGGTGGAGAATGACCTCGACGGTACGCTTGTGAGGTGCGCGAGTCTCGTCACTGGCAATACTGTAAAGCTCCGATAAATCCTGTGTGGGGATTCCATCAGTAGATTCATCGGACGCTGCAGTCTCATCACCTTGAGTTGAAGCGGCGACTTCACTTTCGGCGGCTGACGTATCGTCGGGCGATTCCTGGACGAATCCAACCAGCAGCATTGCCGTCACAAAGAATGCCGCCACACCAGACAATGCAGCGGCGACATGCCTTATAAACCCTCCTTTCCCCTTAGCCTTCAGCTTCCGGGCGACGAACAACCAAGTACCGATCAAAGCGGCCATTATGGCCAAAAAAAACACGACATCTTTCACGTTCCCTGTCTCCTTTTCCCTGGCAGGCTCATACCCGCCTTTATAGTTTTACGGTTTTAAGTCTAAATGCTCACGAAATCCGCCCGATGCGGATCTCGCACCTGCCTAGAATCTCCACGTCCTTCATGTCCTGCGGCTTCAGCAGCTCCGGCGGGTAGTGGGTGTTGTCGCTGATCAGCATCAGCGCGCCACCGGCTACGCGCTGTATCCGCTTGATGCGGAGCTCGTCGCCCATGCGAATCAAAAACACGCCGTCGGGTTTGCACTGCGCGCGGTTGATCAGCACCTGGTCACCGTCGCGCAGCGTCTCGCCCATGCTGTCGCCGCGCACCTTGGCGCCAACCAGTTGCACAGGATCGAGGCCCTCAGCCGCCAGCTGGTTGGTCTCGAAGTACAACGTGGTCTCAACGTTCTCGGCATCGAAGGCGCGGCCAGTACCGGCGGCGGCCTCAATGTCGTACATGGGCACTGGTGAGTAACCCGCGCCGGGATCGCTTAAAGCCGAGGCCACCTGGGCCCCGTCATCCACCACATAGGCCGCCGGCGCGCCGGCGGTGCCAGACGCTGGCCGACTCCCCGTTATAACGTAGGAAATATCCACCCCTATCGACTCAAGGCGGGCGAGTAATTCCACCGGGCATTTCTGCCTGCCTGCCACCACGTCTTTTAGCCGCTGACCGCTTGATTCGCCTGCATTTCTAGATGCTGCGGCCATAGTGAGCCCTAACCGGGTCAGCTCTTCCCTTATACGAAAGGGTATTTCTTCCACCGTCATGATTGACATTGGTGTATATAATCCACCATGATTAGATTCACACGAACACACACAGGTACACACTATGCCCGCCCCTCTCACCCGTGAGCAAGCGCGCAAGGCGCTGGCAAGCCGCGGCATCAGCGTCGCTGAGTTCTGCCGCGCCCATGGCATCGAAAACCCCAACCTGGTCTACGACTTGCTCGCCGGCCGCAAGAAGGGGTTGAGGGGTGAGGCTCACCGCGCCGCTGTGCTGCTCGGCATCAAGGAAGGCGTCATTGATGACCCCGACGACTTCCCCCCTAAGCCCAGTAATTAAGCCTTTTCCTGACTCGCTGCATAAGGACATCGCCATGTACCAGGACCCCAAACGCGTTCGCACCCGTTATGGCGCCCTCAACCTCGATGAGTATGAGGCACGGCTCATTGATGCCCTGGTCGATTACACCGGCATCGAGCGCGCCGCCCTGCTTCGCCAACTGGTGCTCAAGGAAGCGCTGGAAACACTAGGCCTCGGCGATCTCGATGGCCCCAGTGTTGGCCAGTACGCCGGTTGAACGAAGGTCCTTTTGAGGCCCTCAAGGAGTCCCCTGAATGCCCGAGGAAGCCATGCACGCCGACGACCGCCTCGAGGCTCTGCTCGAGAAAGTACGTCAGCGAGAAAATCTCGACACCACCGAGCAGGCCGCCGAATGGTTGCTGCGCCGCCGCCTGCGAAAGGGCGTCGCGGGGCTGACTGGCCGGGGCCGTGCTCTTCATGCCGTACCAACAGGAGGCCGCCGGTGAAGCGTCATCACATCCGCCTGTCGTGCCCGCACTGCGGGTCGTACCTGACGATCCGCTCATCCAACGGCATCACGCCGGTGTACCGCGAGGCCTATGTGCATTGCACCAACGTCGATGCCTGCGGCTGGCGGGGAAAGATGGGCCTGGAGCTGACCAGCACGCTGTGCCCAAGCAGCCAGCCGAACCCCGAGGTAAATCTACCGCTATCGCCGTCGCTGCTGGCTCAGCTTTCACCGGAAACCAACTGAATCGCCCGCATCGCCCACAAGAAGAACGCCACCATCACGCACCGCAGGAGAACGATCATGAATAACGTCACCGCCTTGCAGACCCGCCGCGTCACACGCCTGGACGCCAACAACGCCAACAGCATCCAGAACGCCGCCATGTTCCGGCTCTGGCAGGACCGCTGGGCATCCCGCGTGGTCGCCATGGCCAACTGCATCGATCATCTGATGACCACTCACGAGATGAGCGAGCGCGCGGCAGAGCTGGCCACTATCCAGGCCTATGCCGACCTGGAAGCCACCAACCGCTCGGCGCACATCGACGTCGATGCTAGCACCTCGCACGTCATCATCCTGCGTGATGAGGACGGCCGCCCGGTGGTGTTCACCGTCGCCGATCTGATGAACGTGCTGGGCAAGGCCCGCGCCGAGGGCCGGGTCCAGGTCGTCGATGAGCAGACCCGCCGCCCGGTCGTGCTCGAGCACTAAGCCAGGGGCAGGCCGCCCCGCATCACCCTTTTTTCACCCCGTTGAACAGGAGGGCACAGCGTGAATGCATCGCTGCGCCAGGACATTCTTGCGCGTTTGATGGCCGATATGGAGGCCATCGAGCGCGGGCCGTACCTGCAAAAGGTGCGTTGCCCGAGCTGCCACAAGCGCGAGGCTTACATCGCCGCTGACGCCCCCTGGATGCTCAAGTGCGGCCGGGAGAACAACTGCGGTGATCAGCGTCATGTGAAAGAGCTGTTCCCGGAGCTTTTCGCCAGCTGGACCGAGCGTTACCAGCCGCAGGACGGTCAGGCCGCGACGAGCACCACGCCGGTAGCGGATGGCTACCTGCGTGATGGGCGTGGCTTCGAGCTCGAGCGCATCCAGGGCTGGTACAGCCAGGACAACTACTGGAAGCACGGCGTCGGCGGCACCACTACGGTGCGCTTCGCCCTGCCCGGTGGTGCCTACTGGGAGCGCCTGCTCGATAAACCTGAGCGCTTCGGCAAGCAAAAAGCCAACTTCGTGGGCCGCTACAAAGGCCAGTGGTGGCAGCCGCCGGTCTTCACCATGGCGGATCTCGTCGAGGCCGGTGAAGTGTGGATCGTCGAGGGCATCTTCGATGCCATCGCCCTGCACCACCACGGGATCGCTGCCGTCTCGGCGATGAGCTGCTCGAACTACCCCGAGCAGGCGCTCGAGGCGCTGGCCGATGCCGCGCATCAGGCTGGCAGCACCCGCCCTGCCCTGGTGTGGGCGCTGGATGGCAACCACGCCGGCCAGACAGCCACGCTCAAGCATGTGAAGCGCGCCCGGGCGGCAGGTTGGGACTGCCGGGCGGCGCAGGTACCCGGCGGCAAGCGCGACTGGAACGACTGCCACCAGCGCGGCGAACTGACCGAGAAGGATCTCGACACCTACCGCTACTGCGGCGACCTACTACTGGCGGCGACGCCCACCGAAAAGGCGTTGCTGATCTACAAGCGCACCGAGCGTCGCGAGTTCTGGTTCGAGTACCGCCGCCAGCTGTGGTGGTGGAAGCTGGATCTGGATGCCTTCGAGCGAGCGGTGAAGGCCGCCACCGGCAGCGCTGAGCCGGAAGACATGGAGCTGATCGACGAGCAGCAGCGCGATGCAGCGCTGATGCAGGCCGGTGCGGTGAAGCGCATCTGCACCTGTTTCCCGACGGCGCTCTATTACCAGGCCAACGCCATCACCGACGAGTCTTGGTACTACTACCAGGTCGAGTTTCCCGACGGCCGCGCGCCGATCAAGAACACGTTCAGCGGCGGCCAGCTTTCCAGTGCCAGCGAGTTCAAGAAACGCCTGCTGGGCGTGGCGCCGGGCGCGGTCTGGACGGGTACCAGCCAGCAGCTCGACACCCTGCTGCAGGACCAGATCGGCGGCATCAAGACGGTCGAGACCATCGACTTCATCGGCTACAGCCGCGAGCACGGCGCCTATGTGTTCGGCGATCTAGCCGTCGCCGGCGGCAAGGTGCACCGCCTCAACCAGGAAGACTACTTCGAGCTCGGCAAGCGGCAGCTCAAGACGCTGAGCCAGTCGGTCAGCCTGCACATCAACGCCGACCGCCAAGCCTATACCACCGACTGGACTCGCCAGCTGGTCGGCGCTTTTGGGGCCAAAGGCATTGTGGCCACCGCCTATTGGCTGGGCAGCCTGCTGGCCGAGCAGATCCGCGGCGAGATGGGCAGCTTTCCTTTCCTGGAGATCGTCGGTGAGGCCGGCGCAGGCAAGTCCACGCTGATCGAGTTCTTGTGGAAGCTGGTGGGCCGGCGCGATTACGAGGGCTTCGACCCCAGCAAGGCCACCATGCCGGCGCGCAGCCGTAACTTCGCCCAGGTCTCGAACCTGCCGGTGGTGCTAATCGAGTCAGACCGGGAGCAGGAAGGCGGCGCCAAGCAGAAGCAGTTCGACTGGGACGAGCTCAAGACGGCCTTCAATGGCCGCTCGATTCGCGCCCGGGGCGTGAAGAACAGCGGCAATGACACCTATGAACCGCCCTTTCGCGGCTCGATCGTGATCAGTCAGAACGCCGCCGTCCAGGCCGGCGAGGCGATCCAGACCCGTATCTGCCATCTGCATTTCACCCGCGAGGGCCAGAACGGCCAGACCAAGCAACTGGCAGAGGCCCTGGAGAAAACCGAGCTCGAGCACGTCAGCCAGTTCGCCCTGGACGTGGCCACCCGCGAAGCGGCACTGCTCAAGCTGATCAAGACCAACGCCAAGACCTACGAGAACCAGCTGGCCGCCGATCCGGACATCAAAGTGCTGCGCATCGCCAAGTGCCACGGCCAGCTGATGGCGCTGCTCGACTGCCTGGGGCTAGACGGCCTCAACCTCTTTGACGCTCAGATGCTCGACATGGCCGCCGGCCATATCTGGCAAATGGCCCGCGATCGCCAGCAGGCGATCAACGCTGATCACCCGATGGTTGCCGAGTTCTGGGAGGCCTTCGAGTACCTAGAGGGGCTCAAGGCCGACTCGATGCTCGACCACTACGGCGGCGAGAGCGACCAGGTGGCCATCAACCTCAAGGACTTCGAGCGCGCCTGCGCCGAGCACAAGTTGCGCGTGCCGGAGATCCGCGAGCTCAAGCGCTACCTCAAGACCAGCAAGACCCGCAAGTTCGTCGACGCCAACCGCACCGTCCGCTCTCGCCTGCGCATGAACAACACCAGCGTGAAGTGCTGGGTTTTTCAGGCATAGCAGGCAACGACAGGAGGCCCCATGCAGCGCAGCTACTCACTCGACCAGGCCGCCGGCCTGCTGAACATCGGCCGCAACACCTTGGCCCGCCGCCTGCGCGAGGCCGGCGTGCTGGGCGACGACAACCTGCCCATGGGCCGCTACCGGGGCAACACCCGTTTGGTGCTGGTGGCCACCGGCACCTACTGGCACCCGATCTGCGGCTGGACCCACTACGGCCGCACCGAATTCACCGATGCCGGGCTCGATCACATCGCTGATCGGCTGGGTATCAACATCGAGCACCTGCCAGGGCACCGGCCCGCGCAGCCGGCTCAGCAACCCCAGCACGCAAGGAGCGCCTCATGACCATGCCCAACCTTAGCCAGCGCCTCAATGATCTCCGCCTGCAGGAGCCGCCCATGACCGAACGCCCGCTGACCACCGACCTCGTCGGTCGCCCGATCCCCGGCCATCAAGACGTGGTGTACATCGACATCGAGGCTGAGATTGCCGAGCGACAGGCCCGCCAGGCCGAGATGATCAAGCGCGGCCTGCCAGCCCTGAAGCGGCTGGCCGAGGTTGCTCAGGGCCACACCCACCAGCCACAGCATTGCCGGCGAATTCTGCTCGCCGTCTACAACGGCAGCGCATGGCCACTCGACCTTACTCGCCTGCGCGTGCTGGATCGCGACCTACAGCGCGCCGCGATGATCGTCATCGAGTGGTCGGCGGACTGCGACCAGGAACTGCACGAGTACCTGGAAGACGGCAACCGCCTGATGCAGCGCTTTTGGGAAATCGAAACCGGAAAGGAGGGCTAACCCCATGCGCCAACGACTCACCGACCACAAGCCCCGCCGTGCCGGCGGGGAGCCGCTGGGCACCCTGCAGGACGCCGGCGAGCTGGCCGTGCTCACGCCCAACCAGGGCGAAACGCGTCACCGCTACGCCCTGGTCGTCGCGTTCGAGAGCGAAGAGCAGCTTCGCCGGGCCATCGATGGCCACCAGTGCCGCTACCGCAACGGCCAGCGCATCGAGGAGCTTCGCCATGAATGACCGCCTCTACCTGGTGCGCGACCCCAAGGGTCGCGTCCACCCATTCAGTAGCGGACTGAGCCAGGGCGCCGCCGTCCAGCGCTTCGTCTCCGATCGCGCCGGCCGCCCGGTGCGCCGCCCCGTTGCCTGGCTCGTCTGGCTCAACGACTGGCGCCGCGGTTACCGCGTCGTTTTCACCCCTGCCATCCCACAGAAGGAACTGAACCATGGCCGATAGCGCCGACATCGCAGCAGAAATCCAGGAGCGCCGCATGGCAGCGGCCCTTTCCAGCCGCCCAACGTGGTGGACCGGCGTCGATATGGCCCGCGCCGACTGCGAGGAGTGCGGCGACGAGATCCCCGCCGCCCGCCGTGAGGCCGCGCCCTGGGCTACTACCTGCATCGAGTGCCAATCCATTCGGGAAAAGCGAGGCCGCCATGTGCGCTGAGACACGAAAAGCCCTGCTCAACGCCGGGAAACTGATCGCCTTCACCTTCACCCTGGGCGTCGCCTTCCAGCTGGGCGTCAGCCTCACCAGCCAGATCAGCCCGAGAGTCGATGTTCTGGAGATCCAGACCGCCGACCAAGGGGCTGAAAAGCCCGTCGGATGAACTTCTAAGGAGAGAGCCATGCAGTGCGAATGCCGGAAAGATCTAGAAGCCAAGCTGCGGGATCACGTCACCGCGCAACTCCCAGAAGGCCATGAAGGCTTCGACGCCAAGCTGGAGGGCTACGGGTTCGGCATAGACCAGGAAACCATGTCGATGACCAGCATCCTGATGATCCCGTACAAGGGCGAGGTCATGGTGCCGAAGAAAACCGGCAGCGGGATGAAGCGCCAGAAAATCAACACCAGCGTCCGCGCCCGCTTCTGCCCGTTCTGCGGCGCTGCCACAGAATCCAAGGAGGCCTGAGCCATGGATAAGCCAAATCCACCCTTGAGAACGCCGCAGATCGACGAGAGAGGATACGCCGTGCTGCGCGCCCGAGCCGCCCTGCGAATGAACCCGCCCGATGTCGAGCTAGCCGAGCGCTACCTGCGCGAGCTGCCCGGCCCAGCCGACGAACTGGCCGAGATCGAGGGCATACTCGCCCAGGCCCGCACCAAGATCCGCGCCGGCGAAGCGCTCTACCAGGAAGCGCGGGAGAAATTGAAAGCCATGGAACGCATGGGAGGTGAGGGATGAGCATGGATCACGACTACGCCCGCCGGAAACTTACGACGTTGCTGCGCGACGTGAACAACTACACCGCCGACGAGTTCTGGCGGCAGATGAGCCGGATTGCCGCCGGAGCAACCGGCCAAGCACATGCCGAAGATCTCAAGGCCGAGCGGGACGCCTTGGCTTTCCAGAACAAGAACCGTGAGGGCCTGGTGAGGAGGGCCATCGAAAAAGAGGAACAATACGACGCCCTGGCGGCGCATGTGGAGGCACAAACTGCCGAGCTTTCTGCTTGCCAGTCAATTCTCTATCAGCTTGCACGTGCTGGAGAGGTTACACCTCAGTACGCCGATGACGCTAAGCGAGTCCTTTCGCAGAAGCCGCCAACCTCCCTTGATCGCCGGGATGCTCGGGTGGCAGCAAAGGCTATGCGTGAGATAGCCGAGTGGATGGACCCTGACAGCGAAAAATTCTCCGGGCCGACATACCACGAAGCCGAGATGATCGGCATGGAGATCTCCGGGCCGACGTTCTGCAGTGATGCTCGACGCTGCATGAAGGCCGGTAACCGGGCATTCCTCGAGGCGGCCAGGATCTGGGAGTACAACAGCCACCAGGCTGAGGCAGGTGCCGCATGAACCATAAACCAGCCAAAGGCGGGCCAATGGCCCGCCAAGCGGCGATGCTCTGCCAGGATGCGACGTTCCGTCTCTACCTGGATCGCCGCCGCCGGCACAAGTTCGGCATGACGAAAAGCGCCTTGCCCGACGGAACCCATAGCGAGCAGGACGCCCGCGACTGGCTATGCGCCGCCTGCGGGATTGAGAGCCGCGCAGAGCTCGACCATGACCGTAAGGCCGCCTCAACCTTCAAAAGCGTTCGCTACCGCTACCAACGCTGGCGTTCTCGACAGCCAGCCCCCGCCTGATCGATCGCCGCCCGGTGCGGGCGGCGATTGCGTTATGCTGTATGCCTGAACAGTGAGAAGGACATCAGCAATGGCAGACGGCGTCGAAGTGCGCGGCAACACCGTGCGCGTCTATTTCCGCTGGCAGGGAGAGCTCTGCCGAGAGCCGGTACCGGGCCCGGCGAACGAGCGCAATATCGAGCACGCCAGGCGGCTGGCGACCATCATCAACTACGAGATCGAGGCCGGCACCTTCGACTATGCCCGGCATTTCCCGGACTCGAAGCGCCTGCACGAGAGTCGTTTCGGCTACTACCTGGATCTCTGGCTGGCTATCAAGAAGAACGAGCTGGCCTACTCAAGCTATCGCGGCACTGAATCGAAGGCCAACACTCACGTCAGGCCGAAATGGGGCGAGGCTCAAGCCGACAAGATCGACCATATCGAGCTCCAGGAGTGGATCCAGAAGGAGTTGGCCGCGCACCTTGGCAACAAGACGATCAAGGAGATCGTCAGCATCATGCGCCAGACGTTCCGGCTCTACTCTACGCGCAATAAACAGGCCTTCGACCCCACCCACGGCATCACGATCCGGCTCCCCGACGACGAGGACCCGGATCCGTTCACGCGCAGCGAGATCGACAAGATCCTCACCACCCCCACCAAGCGCGTCCAGGAACTCAATCTGATCAAGGTGGCCATCTATGACGGCCCGCGAATTTCCGAGGCCCAGGCACTGGCCTGGGAAGACGTGCTCGATGTCGAGAAGGGGATCATTCGGTACCGGCGGGCCGTGGTGCGCGGCCGCTTCAAGGTGACCAAAACCAAACGCTCGACTCGCGTGCATCACCTGCTGAAACCTGCCCGCGAGGCGCTAATTGAACAGCACGCACTGACCGGCCACCTGCCCGCCGAGACTTACGAGGTAGTTGATCGAGACAACCGTACCGTGAGGAAGGAAAAGCTGCGCCTGGTGTTCTTGAACTCGCTATCGGGAAAGCCGTTCTACGAGAACGCCCTGCGCGAACGCTTCTGGAAGGTGCACCTGGATCACGCCGGCGTGCGGTACCGCGGCCCCAATCAGTGCCGCCACACCTTCATCAGCCAAATGCTGTCCCTGGGCGTGGTGCCACTGCACTGGATTTCAAACCACGTCGGCCACTCGACCATCACCATGATCCAGCGCCGCTACGGCAAATGGATCCGCACCGACGGCCAAGACGTCCCCACCCTCATCGAGAAGCTGCTCGAGCTCTGA